ATCCCGTAGTGAGCGTTTATGTTGCCTTCTATGTCTGTGCGGTTGCTGCTTTGGTCAGTGTCATAAATTGCAACCTCGTGCAAACTGTACATTCGTTGGTCGGGTGAGAAGGTATAACCTAAATTTACATTGGTCCAACCACTGTTATCTTGATTAATAGTAAGCAGCGATTGAGTGCCTATGTCTGTATATAGCGCGTCTCTCGTAGTAAAGGAATAACTACTTCCATTTCTAAAGGCCGTAACTGTTCCTGCACCACTGTTAATCGTGGAGCTTGTGCTACCACTTTGCGCAAGGCCCACATAACTTGAACCGCTACCCGCAAAGAATAACTTGGTATTATCGCTGATATTACCGCACGCGCTAAAAATCCAGTTGTCTGTGCCAAAATTTACTGCCGTGGTTAACAGTCCATATTTCAAATAGGGTTTCCCGTTCTCTTTAATCAACCCTGTAGTAGCGTCGTAAACCTGCGGCTGAGCAGCTGGGGCAGTCTGAGTAGCGTGGTTTGCATTGACGCTCTGGTCCTTCCACGCTGTAACAAAACCATCAGCTGGGGCACCTAAACTGTCTTTATCATCATACGCTGCGTCAGCAAGGAACTCCCCTAACGTAGTAGCAGCACTACCTGTAGGATCGAAGTTACTTACTGGGGAGTTTAGGCTCACCTCCCCGTTAGCATCAAATCCGACATCAGCTTCATCATCGTCAGTACCACTACCGACACCAGTGTCTCTCCTCACTCGCAGAGCTACTTTAGAAGAGCTGCTGAGCTGCCTGAGAGAGTACGCTGCTGCAGCCCCAGGGAGGATGTTCTTACGAGACTGATAGATATTGAAGTATGAGTTGATGTTGTTCTCGATAGTAGGGCGGTTGGAGGATTGGTCAGTATGATAGGCGATAACCTCTTGAATTTTTGCTTCAACATATGTGTTATTACTCGGTACAAACCCGTTACCTATGTCTTGAAAATATATCCGTTGTGTTGTTGTGCTTGTTCCCAGACTAGAAGCGTTTTGGAACATTTCTATTTTGCCACTGATGCGTTCAAAGGTGACGTTGATTTGATTTGCTACATGGTTTGACGTGCTAAAATTAATTGTGGCGATTTCACTGTTTAGACGCAAAGCATCTGACCTCCATTGAAAATAGCGAGTATTGACAGACAAATCACCAAAAGGCATTGAATTTCCATTATTGTATGAAGCATTCAAAACAGTGGTAAAAAATAGCGTGTTTTCATCGCTAAAAATATTGGCGTCCATTGATTGGAGGGTTCCATCAGTAAACTGAACGCATGGCTTCCCGTTCTCAGTAATCACCGTCCCAGCAGAACAAACCTGTGGCATAGCAGCATAAGCAGTCTGAGCAGCATCGTTACCAGCACCAGACTGGTCATACCACTTTACTACATACGCATCTTTACCGCCAGTACACTTCAGCTCTATGTCAGCTGTATCTAAATCCCCGTCAGCAGTAAAGTTGATATCATACTCTAAGTCAGTGGCGTCAGGCCCGTCCCCAGTAGCGTCAACTAAGATCCTCATACAAGGACCGTCATAAGTAACTCCAGTAAGGGCGCTAAGGTTCCTAACAGAATACGCTACAGCAGGAGGGGAGAGATCAGCGTCATTCCCATTGACTTTGTTTAAGACGTTATAACGCCCGTCTACTTCGCTGATATTGTTTAAGTCAGCACCGTTAATTCCCTTTACCGCCATAGATTCTGTGTTTTACCCCTTGCTTGGTGCAAATATACTTCTTGATACGTACTTACTGACCTAGCCCTTCGTTATACGAAGCCAAGTACTCCTCTGGGGTCTTATTTACCCCTGGGACACCATACTCCTTCCCGTCACGCAAAGAAGCGAAGTAGTTCCTCGTCCCCTGCCTACCTAAGAAGTGTGTTAGAGCAGCCACCTCGTCAGGCCTAAACGTCCACTTGTCTCCAAGCTGTCCCTTATACTCTTTCTCTAGGTCCTCTGCATTCCTAGATAAGCTCGGTCCAGAGATGCCTTCTCTAATCCTCCTATCCATAAGTAGCTCCTGGAGCTGCGGGGCCCTAGAAAGGCTGTCCCTGCTCACCCCTTTCATCTCTGGCTCCCCTTTAATAAGGTTGTATAGCATCTGGTAGCGCCCCGTAGCCGAGCTAGTGGGGTTCATAGCCGCAGGATTGTGCCTGCTCTCAACATACCCTAACCCCTTCTTTAATTTCTTGGGGTCGATAGGGTCCCCTACCCTGGGTCCTTTAACTGCTCTCATATTACAAATATATCAGCTGTACTTAGTGCGCTTCCGATCCTTCTTCACTAGGCCAGACTTACTCTTCTTGAGCTTGTCCTTGATCTTAACCTTGAACCCATCACCTTCCCCCTTGGCCTTGAACTTGGTGACCTTCCCACCGCGCTTCTCTACCTTCTTGCCTTCTACTTGGATCTCTTTACCATCAACTTCTACGCCGAAGCTGCCCTTAGTAACTTTTCTTTTCTTGGCTCTCATAGGGCAAAGATAACAAGATAGTTCTTGCGCCCTCACAGCTCGAAGTGTAACAGACTCCTTGACTCCTGAATCTCCAAAAAATACTTGGAAGCTACTTACAGAAGCTTTTGTAGTGTCATCCGCTAGGCTGCTCAGCGAAGGTACAGCAGATTTCTGACATATGCAAGTCTTGAAGGATGACTATAACGCATCAAAGCTACCCCCTTGTCTTAGAACAGAATACCCGCTTAAAAATTGTGGTTGAGTAATATAGATCCTGGGGACTCTACGTACTGTAACACGTACGCGCACGCATACCCAAACGCATATCCGCACCCCACCCCCCTGTCATGACGCACCGCTCCGCCAAACATTTCAGCTTTTGCGGGGTAACCCACTGGGAATCATCGGATTGAAGCAGGTCAGATGCAGTACCGCTTTAGGTGAATCTGCAGTCACACTCATCTTTAGATGGAGGACAACCCCATACCCCAATCTCTTCACGCCAAACCACACTCTATTCCGCATGCGTTCTTCCTGCCGAATCGCACATGGTTTCACACAGGAAGCTTTGCTTCGCGAGAGCTTCGTTGATTCACGTTTATCCTGCATCAAATCAGGGTTTGGCATGGTGGTTGGTATCGCACACACATGATGCGAATCTTCGCCTGTTTCCACGCGCATAATGCGCAGGAGAAATCGCGCACCAGATTGTCCTCATCTTTTTCCTCATTTATCGAAAAGTTGTCCATATCTTTGTAGCTCTCAGCAACGCCGCTGGGGCTTCAAACACTCGACACATGGCTACCATGACCTACACCCTCACCGCTTCTCAGAAGCTCACACTCACCCTGCAAGGCAGGAAGGCTGCAAACCGTCAACTTTGGAATGCAGAGAAGGCTGACGCCAAGGCTCTCAAGGCATACACAGACAAGAAGGCCCGCAAGGCTGGGAAGGTCGCCAAGCGGGCTGAAAAGCTCAAGCTTGCCTCCATCCAAGCTGTCTACGACTCCGTGTCACAGACACACACCAAGCCTACGGTGGTGCTCCCCACGAAGCCGATGGAGACCAAGGTTCAGTCGGTCACTGCCAAGCGCCTCAAGCGCAAGGCTCAGAAGGGTGCTAAGGACAGCAACGGCAGGTTGGAGGCTAAGGCCCAGCGCCACTCCATGCAGATGGCACAGACACGAGCCGCGAAGGCCGTCAAGACCGAGGTGGTGGAGGACATCACAGGGAAGCGCACTGAGGTTGAGGTGACCCCGAAGAACCCAGCCAAGGCACACGTCATCACACAGACATGGATGGACTACGCCGATGTCCCTGAGGGCTTGGGTATGGAGGACGCTGTCCGCTACGCCGCCCTTCAGGATGGCTACGGGGTTTCCGCTGACGAGGTGTCCTTGGACGATTGCCTCTGATTCACACACAGAAACACACAGACACATGATGGAGAATTACACCCTCACACTCACCACGAACTGCGGCAAAGAACTCAAGCGTTCAATGCGAAGCGGCAACGTGGTCCACGCTCGGAACGCCGCTGTGCGTGAATGCAAGTCCCTGCTTGGCGGGGAGACCTTCGGGGCCACCTTCGTCCTGCGAGACGAGTGCGGTGACTTGGTTCGCACAGAGACGCACTATGCGTGACACACAGACACACACACAAGATCGAACCCTCAAACACTCACAGACATGAGCAATCAACAACTTTCCATTTACCAAGGTGCCGCCGAGTACCTGAACGCCGAATTTCACTTGTTCGAGAACGCTATCGGGCAGACCTGTTGCATATTCAGGCTTCCCTGTGGGATGTGCGAAGTGTACACAGATGCAGAGATGCAGGACATGGCGCTCAAGCAATCGATGTTTGATGCAATCTACCCTAAGGGTAAGAAATAAACTTCATCAGAAATTAGGATAAGTGGAAAAGATGTGCTTATCTTTGTGGTCAACAACGACACAGCGTCACCGTCACAACACATAACACTCACAGACACATGAGCTTCAACACAAGACTCGCCGACTACACGGCACGGACACAACAGGCTGTGCAAGCCATCACCACCGCCATCATGAACGGCGAAGACTTCCACGCTGTGGAGATTGACCACAAGGACGGACCCTTCACCCGCTTCATCCCGCTCCCCTCACCACAGACGGCAGGGACGGAGACACAGAAGCTGTCCTATGCACATATGAAGGCAAGGGTGCTTGTGGAGAACCACTACGGCATCAAGTACTGAACACAACCCATAAGTCCCACGGAGGCTGTATCCGTAGCAGAGGGGAGGACGCTCCTAACTGCGAGACAGGCAGAACCTGTCAGACACACATGGTGACCCGCAAGGGTGGAGGTTCGATTCCTCCTGTGTCTCTCACATTCAAACACTCACAGACATGAAAGTCAAGCTCTCCCTTCGGGACTACTGCCACAAGCAAATTCGGCTTCACGAGCAACTCTTGCAACACTCACGCAACGAGCAGAAGAAGCAACGAGCAAAAGATAACATCGTGTATTACACCAACCTCGCAAACACACAAGCATGAAGACTTTCGAATACCCCCACTTCCAGCTCATTGCTGAGTCCTATGGCCGCACCCTTGCTGACGGCGGTGACACCATCCTGCTCACACCAGGACACCCACGCTACACGTTCAAGGCTGGAACCCTGAACTACGACAAGATGCCGACCGACCCATGGCGCCCCTGTTGGGGTCACGCAGTCGGTGGCTGTGTCCCTGAAGTCCGCATCTCCATGACGGAGTTTGACGGCAAGAATGGCCGCCTCGACTCCAAGCACCCACAGGTCCTGTTCAAGGAGTTCAAGGCCGCCTTCGAGAAGACTTGGCACGCCGCCTACGAACACGGATGGATGCCCCAGCACCCCCTGTGTGTCGGCACATGGGTGGATGGCGAGGACATCGTATTCGATGTGACCACCCTCGTGGAGGACGTCTCCGTGGCAAAGTCACTCGGCAGGGAGCGCGGAGAGAAGGCTATCTACAGCATCGAGAACAGCAAAGAAATCACCCTCTAACACTCACACACATGACGAAGAATGACTTCCTCGGTATCTGCGCTGAATGCGAAGTGAACCCGAACCTCGTAGTGGAGGCCCCCGAAGTGGCGGACCTGCTTAAGCGTGACAAGGGCAACCCGCGCATTGAGAACCAGCTCCTACTGCACACACTCATCCACAAGCATTTCTGACACATGAACGACACACTCTCAACCCTGTTGGCCGCTTCGGTCCCCCTCATCATCGCCATCCTCATCAACCTCTGACACAGACATGAACTACACAGACTACAAGCGCGACCTCGCTGTCCGCATCCTCCGCCGCATCGGATACAAGGCCGACGACTCCCTGCTCACCGCCGTGGACTCTGTCATGCAGACCCTCGACGAGTTCCTCCCCAAGGACGACAGCCCCAGCCGTGGGCACACACAGATGGTCGATCTGGCCTGTGTGTACGAGGTCGACGAATGCCCCAACTGCGGCAAGAAAGAGGTCCAATACTCTGACACCTACGAATTCTGCAACGAGTGCGGATACACCTTCAATTAACACAGACATGACGAAGAAAGAACTCTTCGAGGCTCTCGAATGCCTCCCCGACGACACCCACATCAGCGTGTGGCGTGACCACGACATCTACACCGACATCGATGTGGATGTCGTGACCGCTCTCGACCCGCTCCCCGCCATGGACCCCGTGGCCTTCATCAACATCCACGACGACCCCGACAACGTCATCGTGAATGAGGGTGACATGCACAAGATGCAACAGGCTCTCAGGTTGGCGGAGATGTTCTTCATCGCCACCCCCATTGACACCATCGAGAAGATGGGGAACCCGCTCGGCAAGGTGCTGAGCGAGGCTGTCGGTATCACCCTCAAATACACAGACTAATGAAACAAGCATATACAGAAGCAGACTACAAGAGGATGCACAAGTCATTCGTGGAGGACATGATTGACACACTCATCAGTGAGTGGCACAACCCCGACACAGACCCGCTCAGGGCGCGTGTTTGCCGCAACTTAGCCTCGCAGATGGAGACCCTTCGAGAGTCTACACCCCAAAACCTCAATGTGTGGGTGTCAGCGGCTAACGAAGAGAACAACTACAAGACCATTCACTCGGAACGGGAGACACACACAAACACAGACAAATGAACGTATACCTAATCTTCGCCCCTAACGGGGACATCTACCACCGCGAGGAAGACTGCCTCATGGATGACCTGCACGACCACATGGAGCAAGGTGAATGCACACTCAAGGCATGGGGACGAGACATTGACCTTGATGACCACAGGGCGCCCATGTTCACAATCGAAGGGAACAAGGCCATCCAAGAATGGATTACCCAAAGGGTAGAAAAATAAGTTTGCATAATCCAAACATTCGTTGTAACTTTGTCCACGGCAATGACGCCACAGAACATTCAAAACTCACACCACATGATGAACAATAACACCAACACCCGCGCTTTCGCCGACTCCTTTGGCCGCGCCATCTGCCACGGCATGAACATCGTCACCTGTGACGCTCTCCTCAACCCCCAATCCTATGGGTATTATTACTTCGCTAATGATGCGGAGTCCATCGTGGTCTCTCCCACAGACCCCAAGGGGTCGTACTCGTACTGGTCTGACTTCTTGCGGGAAGCACAGGCACTCGCCGAGAGGCACGACCATGACCCTGCCACCTACGGCATCATGATGAACTTCAGCGAAGGTCGTGGGTGTATCTACATGAACCTGGTCCGTGTCGAGTACATGAAGAGCCGCGCCTTGGACATGGCAGAGAATGATAGTGTTCAATGCCCGTCCAGCGTCACAGAGTTCGGACGCAACACGGAAGAAAAGATATACTACCTCGAAGAGGAGGGTCGATCCGTGTACCCGCAGGATGAGGCGGGACGTGCCGAGGTAGAGGCTGGGCGCAACCGAGAAGACGTACCTGATGCGGCGATTCTGTTCCAAGACCTCGGATTCAAGACCGAGAAGGGGACGAACCCCATTAAGATTGACCTCGAAAAGAAGTTCAGCAACCTTGCTGAACAGGACTCGCAGAGTGACGAGTTCGAAGAGTGGGAGTAACCCTCCTCCGCGCCTATAGCTCAGTGGTTAGAGCATCCGACTCATAATCGGCAGGTCCTTGGTTCAAATCCAAGTAGGCGCACAACAATCTCCTGTTCACGGGGCGATTAGGCAGGGGTACAGAGACCCTCGCCCTCCCCACCAAAGAGACTTGGGAACAGGTAGCGGAACGCCCCATCCGATAAGTACGACAGGGGGAAGTCGTCGAACTGCAGTCGGCGCACACCAATCCCCATAGCTCAACGGATAGAGCATCGGTTTCCTAAACCGCAGATAGAAGTTCGATTCTTCTTGGGGATACAAAAATAAATTTGGTAGATACAAACATTTGCCTTAACTTTGTCCACGGCAATTCAGCCACCAACATTCAAACACTCACAAACATGAAGACTACACTTCGCCCCGCACCCCACTACTTCATCATCGATTCTGTCGGTGGCCTGAACGAGGGCTACTCAGAAACCACCTGCCGCCGCATCGAGGATGTCGTGGCCCCTGAATACGGCAAAGCTATGGTTGAGGACTACATCGACCAGTGGATGCATAACATCGCCCTGTACTACAACGAAGCCCACTCGATTGACATCAAGTTCAATCACGAGGAATGCCCACGAGGTGGGTGGCACAAGGTTACCCCAATCATCCCTGATGACACGGAGGTAGAGGAGTTTCACACGCTCTTCATCCAAGTGTATGACGGGACGATGCTCGGCGATGGTGTGGTTGTCTACGACCAAATCGATGACAGCGTCCAACTCATCACACCCAAGTCCACCGCCATGCGTGTGGCAGAGGAGGCCATCTCCATCGATGTGGAGCGTATCAAGGCTATCCTGTACGACGAGAAGCAAGGCCGTATGCACTTCCACTACATCACCAGCCTCATCTACGCTTACGACTCACTCGCTGACGTAGTGCGTAACCTTGAGTACCCACAGGACTGCATGATTGACATCGACGACTGCTGTCTGCACTTCTTCCCTGTACAGGCTATGAGGGTCATGACCTACAATGGGAACAACGTAATCATCACACTCTAATAAACACTCACAAACATGAGCTACTACAAAACAACTACAAAAGACCTGCTCACCGAGAAGCAACGGGAGCAATTCGACCTTATCGCAGATTGGGTAGAGCAAGCCCGTGTCGATGTGCTTTGGCGCATGATTGACCACAACGTCACCGACACCCTTGAGAGTGACATGAACGAGCTGGGCAACTTCGAGGGGGCGCTCGAAGAGTTCGTATTCGGGTGGCTCATGGGTGAGAAGATGAACGAAATCAAGAACCAATGAACTGGTACATATACAGCTTCAAGGGCGGCGGCTGGAACACAGCCCAAGCAAGGAACATCCGCTCCGCCCGCAAGAAAGCGAGAGACAGGTGGGCAGACAGCCCCAACCTCGTGCCAGTAGACGACAGCTTCAGAAAAATTACATGGACGGAGCTTGAGTCAATTTACCGAATGACAGCGTAATCATGAAGAAGAACAAGAAGAAAGAAGTCTTAGTCGAATACGAGCTAAGGAAACGAGCCATTAACACCCGCGACCTGATCGATGAAGTGCTCGAACAGCTCGAACGCAAAGGCATGCGAAACAGCACAGCCTACGAGCTTGCAACCGTAGCCTACGAGCTTGCCACAGAATCAGCGAACAGCTTTATTGGCGCAAAGTGGAATCGTGACATAAGTCACCAGCCATGCGAAAAAGAAAACGTAACAAAAGGATTTTAAAATGACTAACATGAACAACAAAAAGTGGACTCCCCTTGAGGAAGAAAAGGTTCTAAACCTATACGACAAGTACAGAACAGGCATTAACAAGATGGACGTAACCAACATCCAAGAGTCTGAATTGCCAACGGGCAGGACTGTATACGCGGTTAAGTCCCTGCTGTACAAGCAGTACGGAATATCATGCAAAGGAGCTGGAGTTGCCACAAAAAGGATGGCTAAAGAGCCTAAAAGCGCAATGCCTAAGAAAGCTCCAGTAAAAAAGAAAAGAGTAACCAAGACAGTTACTTCCGAGAGCAGAGTAAAAACGACACGTCACTCATTCCTATGGGGCGCGTACACATTCGAAACAAAAGGATTTTAAGATGACTAAAGAACAACTGAACAACACCGAAGACCCGTTGGGATTCGACCCTCCTTACACTTTAAAGCAAGCCATCCAAGCCATCAACCGCTTGATGTGGTCTGACGGAGTTGAGGATGACGACCAGGCCGATGCGGAGGTAGTCAAGTCATTCCTTGTAAATGACAACATGCAAGAAATCGCTCAGGCAAAGGTGTACAAGGACAGGGTGAGCAAAATCATCCCTGTGATGGAGACCAGTATCGAGGGTGCGCAGAAGCGCATCGAGGATGCTATCGAGGATTACGCTGACCGATGCAAATTTATTGGCGACCCGCGTGAGACAAACCCTGACCTCGAATACATCGGAATCTTCCTCGACAGCGTGGGTGACGAGATGGCCGCCATAACAAGTGCATACGACTCCATGCACGACAGGTATGTCCAAGCCCTCGCCGAGATTGAACAACTCAAGGCTCAATGTAAGATCGACAAGGCCACCATCAACGCTTCACTATCATCAATCCACTCCGCTAATGATAACCGCTAATTACATAAACGCCCTTCGAGAACAAGTCGATCGGGCAAACGAAAGATTTGAATTAAACCCAACACGAGAAAATGAATTTATACTCACGCTACTTGTTACCTCTCTTGAGGCTCGTCTTCGTTCTATTAATCGTACTGAGCATAGTGGGGTGTTCCCGACCGATGATTCAGTATGTAGAGTGGAACCCTGCCGAGCCTATCAAAATAAATACATGGGAGAAGATTGAAAAACAGTTTTGGTTCTGTACCCCCACCCAGTCTGTTGCTTGTGCCGAGTTTGAGCGCGTCACAGGACGTTATCCCGACACAATACCTTTGCAGAGGTACGGATTCAACATCTGGTTTGATGGATGGACCTATCATATAACACAATCACAATGAGAAAACCCTATACTTTTAACGACCTGCTCGGATGGACGTGCCTCACATTAATCGCCATCATGATTACAACCGCATGTATCTACCCCTTCAGAGAGGGTCAAGTGCAGAGCGTATGCAGAGCATTCCCATCACAATATGCCGCATGGCAGTACGCACCTCCAGGCCGCGTTGACAGCGAACACAGGTGGGTAGACAACTGCAATGATGCGGAACTCTTCCATAAGGCCTATGCCGTTATATGGGAGGGGTACACCACCGACTCCACAACATGGTGTGTTGTATGCGACGAATTACCTGAATGTCCTGAAAAATTTAACTCATGTCAATAAACAAAGAAGAAAGAACCTCAGAAACTATCTGGGGATACAAGCGTAACGGAGAGGTGTTTGTGACACCCAGCTACAACCTCGCTGACGATCGAGGAGTTGGAGAACCCACCCTCATATACCACAGAGATTATGACTAACGAAAGAGCAATCAAAATTGTAGCGGCGTTGACCGCTGATAACTCCAAGGAGGATATAGTAGCGAAAGTCTATGCCTGTGAGGACATCATTGAGTCAGATGTTTTAGATTGGGTTCAGATGCCGCTGGCGGCTCATCTCAATCAGTTTGTTGAACACAACAACAGCACAGCCGCAAACTTCATTAATAACCGATGCGAAATGTTTGGTTTTGATGATGACGTCCGCATAGAAATGCACACCCTACGAGACAAAATGGAGTGTGCTATGATTGCCATGATTAAGTATGTCTCCATCTTTGAAACAGTTAGCAAAGAAATAAGGTCAGAAAGCTGACCCTTGGCGGGCGCATGGTGTGCGGGGAGAACCCGTAACAGGCCGTGAGTGGCCCGAAGAAACAAAGTCCGCTTTTTTCTTGCAGGAACCACAAATACACACTAAATTCACATAATGAAATTCAATCCACACAACAAACGTCTGTTAATGCTATCAGCCATTGAGACATACTACACGTCTATCGGGGTACACCCAGACGACAGCCGAAAGGCAGACCAAGTAAAAGCCCGCAATGCAATCGGAGTAGCCCTATTACACTGGGCTGACACGCAACAAGAGGTTGCTGAGGTTCTCGGTAGAGACCGCTCTACAATAGCACACATGATGATTAATCACTCGGACAATCTGGAATACTGGAAGGGCTACAAAGACATGTATGAAACAGCCACAATGATTGTAAACAACAGGCTATCCGCAACAAGCAAGGCAGACAAACTTGCCGCACTCACAAACAAAATTTACATGTTAGAAAAAGAAGCCGCTCTTTTGCGCAACGAACTCAATTCAATCCCAAAACCAACAAAGCGATGAGTAACTACAAATTCAAGACCACGAACATCCGTGGCAAGCAGTACGTCGAGGTAAACGAGCGTATCAAGTTTTTTCGTCAAGAAGAGCAGTACAAAAACTGGGGTGTCCATACTGAGTTTCCCATGCTCACCCCTGACGAATGCCTTTGCCGTGCCTCGATCGTTGACGCCAACGGCCACACGATTGCAGTGGGACATGCCCACGAGGTGAAGACAGCCTCCAATATCAACAAGACGTCATACGTAGAGAACTGCGAGACGTCAGCTGTAGGGCGTGCTTTGGCTATGCTTGGTATCGGTATTGATGCTTCTATCGCTTCAGCGAATGAAGTGTCGGATGCGATTGCACAACAAGACTCAGCGCCAGCCGCAAAGAAGCCAGCCGCAAAGAAGCCAGCCGCGACTACGGAAGAGGTGTCTATTATGGACAAGGCCGTGAACTACATCAAGAGTTCCTCTGACAAGCAGAAGGCATTTGATAGCATCATGTCTAAGTATGAGAATGACCTTACTGACAAGCAGAAGGCAGGACTCAAGAAGTTTGTACGATGATTAATTTTGAGGAAATCAACATCACCTACAGCAAGTTTAGGAGCGGGGTAAAGTACATAACCGTACCTATGCCTGAAAGTTGCGACCGCAATGCCCTGAAGGACAGGAAGAGGATAGATGGATCGTCTATAACTCGAACCCGCGTATTAGCTGGTCTTTGGCGATACTCAGGTAAGGTAGACGACTCCAGAAATACAGCCTTTGAGTTCTTTATGGTGAACAAGGCGATAGGGAAGTCCAGACTGATGCACTGTTTTGCAACTGAAAAGGAGGCCCTGAGGTCGGTTGATATGTTTTTCATTCGCGAAGGCAGAGAACCCAAATACACACTTAAAAAAAATGATTGATATTCCTAAAGCCCTAGAGGAGAGGTACGGCAAGGCACACTTGTCGTACTCCTCTCTGAAGGTTGCGCTGGCCGACATGGCTCAGTTCGACCTATATATGAAGCGTAAGCTCAAGTTTGAGTCCCCTGCATTGACCTTCGGTACTCTTTACGACATGCTCCTCTTCGAACGCGATAAGGCGATGGACCTGTACAAGATTGTGTCTGACGACAGGATCTTGGACGAGTGTTCTGATGCTGTCAGGAAAATGAAGCGGCCTACAATGTCTGGTGAGTTTAAGACGAAGAAGGCAGAGATAATTGCGGAAGCTGAGTCCAATGACAAGAAGCTGGTGTCTCCTGATGACTGGAAGATGGCTAACGACATGATCGACAGGCTCGAATCATGTGGCCTCGCTGAACAGTACCTTTCAAGCGGAAAATACCAAGTAGAGTTCAATGAGATGCTTGGGCCTGTAAAGGTCAAAGGCTTTCTCGACTGCTTGGGGGACGGATATATCGTAGACTCCAAGTCCACTAAGTCTGTCTCTAAGTTCAGGTATAGTGTCCGCGACTTCAGCTATGACATACAAGCTTACATATACACTAAGGTCTTCGGTGTAAAAGAGTTCTATTGGCTCGTTCAAGAGAAGACAAATCCTTACCTGCCAGCAATCGTTGAGTGCTCGGAAGAGACGCTTTTCGCTGGTGAAATGAAATTCAATGATGCTATTGAAAAAATCGAGAAGTTCCTTAGAGAAGGAGACAATCCTTCTAAAGACTACGTTAAGTTCAAAGTATAAGCGAGTAATCTACCTGATTCACGCCACCTTTATGATGGCCGTGTACTCAATAGCGATTACCTTTGTAGCAGTTCTGATAAACATAATCCTTTAATATAAACCAATAAACAAATGAGCGATACTAAGTATGACTCCGTTCTCGTCGGCTGGGCCGATGACCCCAAGTACAATGACAACAACGAGCTGATGAGCTGGAATGTCCGACTCAAGGACAACGAGCTTAAAGACATGCTCGATCAGTATGTCACTCGTCGTGACGAAGAAGGCCGTGGTGGCAACGTCTACCTCACCCTCTTCATGAGTAAAAACGGCAAGGCTTGCGCCCGCGTCTTTAACCCTAATAGCGAAGCCGCTAAGGAGAAGCGTGAGCAAAAGTCCGCCTCGAACGCCCAAGTGGCAAAGGATGACCTTCCTTTCTAAAGGGTTCGGGCTATTCGCCGCAATAGAATGGGGGTTGGGAGACGTGAAGTTTCTCAGCCCCCAATCTTTCTCAGGTAAAAAAAACGGGAGGACAATGACGTTCACCGTTCATGCAGAGAACTACGATAAAGACTTCACTGTCTCAGTACCTAAGTTTGACACGGATTTTCTGCTCCTGTTCATACCCAACAAAGAAGGCGACAACTGCGTGGTACTCACGAGGCCTGACACATGGGAGAAGGTTGGACAGCGAGTAGATATGACATGGATAGCAAAGAAATTAAAACGAAAGTGGAATGCCAACCTCAGCGCCCCCGATATACTCCTTGACTCTTGATATAGCGTTCAAGAAAGGAAAAAGGATACATGAAAAAGAAGCCTGGGCAGTGTCTCGACACAATACGCCCGCTGACCTCATGTCTAAGAGCCCCCATACTATGGACAGGCTGAAGCTTGAGTGTTACGGAAAGAACTACAAGGGTGACAAGAAAGTCATCATCAAAAGGGTTCGATCCGAAAAGATAGTTGGATATGTAAACAGAAACGCGATATGAAACCTAAGCACTATGAAATGGAAATACCTCCAGTAGAATTCATTGTAGCCAATGACATTCCTTTCTTGGAGGCCAACGTAATCAAGTATGTGTGCAGACACAAAATGAAGGGTGG